TGTGGGCGGTAGAAGGGAGGTGATCTCACGAAAATAGATGTTACTGTGTTGGTCGCACTGATTACCGCGCTGGCTGCTATTATTGCACCGGTTGTCACAGCATCGATTAACTACAAGCTATCTATGAAGCTGAAAAAACTTGAGATGCTTGAATCTAATCTCTACTCCTCCATCTCAGATCTTGCCAAGGGGTACTCTGAGTTGATTGACAACAGTGGATACCTGGAGCCATATTGGGCGTTTCATACATCCGCCTATAAAGTGATGGCGCAAATTCCAAATAAGTCGATTCAAAAACAGTTAGGCACTCTTTTGGCAAAAATACGTGAAACCAATGGACGTGCGACTGATGAAACAAACCGTATGTTCGATGCTCTCATTCTGGAAATTTCTAGCTACTTGTCAGATGTATGATTACCGCAAATAATACGATTGCCCCTAAGGACTGCCCTGACAGACAGAGGACAATACTCATTTTGTTAAGTTCCGTCTTGAGCATTTTCCGGCACCCTGCCAAAGAAAGCCCAAGTGAGAAAATCCCTAAAACAGCCCATATTGGGTCCACCGGTTTCACCTCCTTTTGCTTCGACATATCGTGTGGATTGTGGTATGGTTTGCTCGCTATTTCTATTTGCCTTCTATAAGAAAGGAGTTTGAAATGTCTCTTAAATCTCTCTGGAACACCAGGAAAATAAAGCCCGGAGACCATATCGATGAGAAGCAACTCAACGAACTCTACCAGGCGTTTAAGACGGAACACAGGATAAAATCAACCTTGCGGAATATCCTTGCCGCCATAGCTTGGCTCTGCACTGTCGTGGCCGCCGTGTTCAGCGTCCTGGCGTACCTCAAACAATGAGATCAGCCGATCCGCCTTCTCGTCCAACCGCCGCAACAGCTCTAAAAGGAGTACATTGTATCGGTCCAAAACTTCACCTCCTCTCATTCGCCTTCTTTATCTACAAGGGAACAGGCCAAAAAGGATGTTAGTAAAACAATGCGTAAATAGCACGCATCCAAAAATAAACAGGCCACATCCGAACCAGTATTTGAACCCCAAGCATCCTCACTTCCTTTCTTACGGTTGTATCTATTTAAGATACTTTTTCGCTAAAAAAAACATGCACAGTCTCTTTGGCAGACAGGCCATATCGCTCCGCGATGAACGAAATCTCCGTCTGTGTAAACTCCGCTCCTCTGGTTCCGTTAATCTTTGCGTTAAGCCTGGACAGGCTGATGCCCATTGCATTTGCGAGGTCTGCTTGTGTATCTCCGCGCTTTGCCAGATGAGACTTTAGGAGCCGCTCGTTCACATGCTCACCTCCGTATCTTTTTTAGATACTCACAGTATAGACGCATTTCGGTTTCCTGTCAAGATATTTTTCTTGCTTTTTTTAAAAATTATGATATTATTTAGATACTCTAATTTCGGAGGTGATTAATGGTGACCACAGGACAGCGCATAAAAACGCTTCGTTTATCTAGAGGCTTATCCCAAGAAGAACTTGGCGAGATGATAGGTGTAAAAAAAGCCGCAATCAACAAATACGAAAATGGGATTGTCGTCAATTTGAAGCAGTCGACCATTGCACGGTTATCAGAAGCTTTGGAGGTTTCGCCGTCATATCTGATGGGGTTCGAGGACGAAGAAGCACCCACCCCCGTTACCGGGAGTGGGCTTACTGAAAAAGAAATTCGTATTGCAAAGTGGTTTAACTCTCTACCTCCAGAAACTCAGAAAGCAATCCTAACTCTTGGAGACGGGCCAAAAGACTTGGCCGAGTAATCGGGTCGTTTGCCAAAAGCAAGAACTGCTTTGTATCGGCTGTGATATGTACCCCATCTCCGGGCAATCCCTCCTTACAATCTTCACTTTTCGGTTTGAGTTCCTTATTCACGTGATTGCCCCCTTTCTTTCGTTTCAGAATTTTCTTATCTATATAGTACATTAGTTCGATTTCATTAGCAATAGGTAAAGCTCTACAAACATCTTCCGCTTTTTTCTCCGTCTACGCTCTGTAATAATCCGTACTTTGGGACTATTTATATTTGAACAGCTCTGTGAGATCGCACTCCAGCACTTCCGCGAGCCTGCACATAACCTCCAAGCTCGGGCTGGCATTCCCGGCCTCTATCTTCTGAATGTGGCTTTTTGCTACACCAGACTTTTCCGACAGGTCGCGGATAGACATCTTTCGCTGCATTCGCACCTTGGCAACATAGTATTCCATGGAAACCCCTCTTTCTACTGACAGTCTCTGTAGAAAACGGGATTTTGTTTCCAAGTAAATATTACCACTTAACCTGTACCTGTTTGGAGGTACATTTGTCGACTTCGTTCGACATCTTTAGAGCAGTGTCCTAAAAAGCTATTTAAATAAAAAACCGCCCCCGGCGCTGACAACACCGAGGGCAGTTTAGAGGGTGATAAGGTTTGACAAGCCCATATCACCCTCCCATTCTATCTAGCAAGGGAGGAAATGTCAATGCAAAAACGAGTGCGACTTGAAGATAGCGGCATCCAACGCGCTGCTGTATATATCCGGGTCAGTACTGAGGAGCAGGCCATGCATGGACTGTCATTGGACGCCCAGCGGGAGACTTTGCTTCAATATGTGTCCGAAAACGGTTTGCGCCTGGTAGGCGTCTATGTAGATGAAGGCATCACGGCTCGAAAAAAGTATAAGAATCGCGCCGCATTTATGCGGATGCTGCAGGATGTGCAGTCGGATCAGATTGATCTGATCCTGTTTATCAAATTAGACCGATGGTTTCGGAATATCGCGGACTACTATGAAGTGCAAAAGATTCTGGATGAGCATAAGGTCCGCTGGGTCGCAACCGAGGAGGATTACGACACTACTACGGCAAATGGCCGGCTTCATTTAAATATTAAACTGTCAATTGCTCAGGATGAGTCAGACCGAACCTCAGAACGTATTAAATTTGTGTTTGACAGCAAGGTCAAGCGTGGCGAGGCCATAAGCGGAAAGGTCCCGCTCGGGTATCGGATCGAGAACAAGCGCCTATGCATAGATGAAAATACAGCCCCTATCGCTAAGGATATTTTCAATCAGTATATTGCAATTCGTTCCCTAAGGGCCCTTCGCAAATATGTCATGGACACATATGGAATGATCTACTGCTACAGCGGTATGAAAGCTTTTCTGAAAAATACCAGATACATAGGTCAGGCCCATGATCAGGACGATTTTTGCCCAGCAATTATAGAAAGAGATACCTTTGCACATGTGCAGGCTATCCTGCAGGAGCGTGCCCAGCGCAACGCCACCAAAAACCCAGATTGGGTCTATCTCTTTACTGGCCTCGTCTACTGCGCGGAGTGTGGAAACCGGTTGAGCGCCCATACCGTCGCCGGAAAATATATCTATTACCGATGTACACGGTATGAAAAACTTCACCTTTGCCAGCACAAAAAGCGGACCAGCGAACTCATTTTGGAAGATTGGCTGGTACATAATGTAGTCACTCAGTTTGAACGCTACAATCTGGAACTGGCCGCGAAGGCCGCGCAGCCAAGGAAAACAGTTGACATCGCCAAAATAAAGCGTAAAATGGAAAAACTAAAAGACCTTTATTTAAATGATCTTATTGATCGCGATGCTTATACGCGCGATTATACCGCTTTAAGGGAAGAGCTACGTAATTCAACCACTGAAGCCGCCCAGCTCCCCAAGCCGGTAGATCTGAAAGCCCTGTCAGATGCCCTGTCTGTTTATTCAGAGTTGTCAAAAGAGAATAAAAAAGAGTTTTGGTCAAGAGTCATCGGGAAAATTGTTATTACAAACGAGGATGATTTTTTTGTTTATCCATTTTCGCCATAATTATACTATACTACAGGTTAATATAATTTTGGCTAAAAGAGGCCCGCCGGCATGTAGCCGTGGACCTCCTCTGCCATGACGCATCCCGTAAAAAGAAAGAAAGGATGAGCGTCATGCCGATTACCTTTGAACCTGTGCCGGAGTGGCTGCAGGACGAACTGCTGGAGTTGGTGGAGCGGCAATTGCTGCGGCTCCATATCCCGCGTGCGCTGGATGGATTTCACTACCAAGCCGCCGCGATTGTCCAGACGGTCCAGAATCCGCAGCGCACCCGCTTTATCACCAAGGAACTCTACCCGGACCTGGCCCGGGAATTTGCCTCCACCGCCTCCAATGTGGAGCGGGCCATGCGCACGGCTGTGCGGTATTGCTGGGAACGGGGAGGACGTGAAACGCTCGACAAGATGGCTGGCTTCCATCTCACCGAGCGCCCCACAAACTCTGAGTTCATTGACTTGGTCGCGGCCTATATCAGGCACAGTTCTTAGCACTTTGCCGGGTGGGAGTTACCAGCTCCCGCCCGGTTTTTTATTTTACCACACATTCAGTATTGAATCAATACTAAATTAGCCTCAATAAAGTCCCGTATGGGTAGAATACTTGTGAGGTGATAATATGGATGTGAAATTTACTATGGTCATGGATAAAGAGTTAGCCCATAAAATGAGCTATATCGGAAAGTATTTTGGTCGCTCCAGAATAAAAGAAATAGAGTGGGCATGTAAAGAATATGTTCGGTCCTTTGAGGATAATGTTGACAAGATAGAATTAGAGGACACCTAAATTAGGTGCCCTCTTCCAATTTCCCCATATCTCTTTCGATCAATCCAACAATATAGGCATTCAGGCTCATACCCTTCTTCAGGGCGTGGGCCTGTATCTTTTCTTTCTCCCCTGCTTTCACCCGAAGTGGTATCTGATCGTAGGCTTTCGCGTTATACTTATTTTTCGCACGTGTTTCAGCAGTTCCCATTGTTATCACCCCATGCTTATTTTACCTTTTTCTCTATACTGATATAAGTATTAATATGCACAAAATTACAGCACAAATATTGGTCACTCTGCGCATTGATATACTGCTATAAGTATTCTATAATAGAATCATAGAGAGGAGGTGGTCAAAATGAGCAAGAAAAAGCGCCGCAGGCGAAAACCTACGGCGCAGCCCACAGGATGGAAAACCTTAGCCGGTGACATCCTGGCGGGCACGATTTCCGGGCTCATCACAGCGGCAATCCTAAGATTGCTAAAGTGGTAAGACCCAGGGGTGCGGGGGCAGACACCTCCGCACCCCCAACTATAAAAGATTTTGTCCTTACAGTCAAGGAGGCAAGCATGAAATATTTATTGTTCGCAGCTATTTTTATACCAGTGTTCATTTTGATTCGCGGGATAATCCGAAAGGTGACTGGAAGATAAACCGCCCAATGACAGAAAGGAGATCGTCATGCCAAACTACTGGAGCGCAGACTTTGTGCTGGTTTACAATGGGAAAGAACATGTATGGCGGGAACTCTCCGAAGATGGAAGGCGGCGTATCCGTCACCAATTTGGAGAAGGAAAAATGCGAGGATCACTTCGAAAGAAGGATTTTAAGTGAGCAAAAGCCCCTGCCATCCTTTTGTTGGGTGACAGGGGCCTTTTTTATGCCTGTTTCAAGTCCCGAATATCATGCTGCACCTCGGTCATTTCGCCTTCCAGCTTGTAGGTGCGCTCCACCAGATTGTTGTGGGCGGCTACCTTTTTCTCCAGCTGCTCAATCCGGTAGCGGGTCAGGCTGCTGGAGGCGATCACCCCCAGTAATGACCCGCCCAGCGTTCCCGCCAGGGAGAGCAGTGCCACCAAAATCTCTGCCGGCATGGCTCAATCCCCCTTGCTCAGCTGCTTGTAAACCTGATTGATACCGGTGGCGGCCAGGCCGGAGACGATGCCCACGGCCAGGGCGGTGATATAGT